ACCCTCATCTCCAATTATAAAGTTAAAGATTGTAGGCATTGGAATCATTAAAGGTTCTTCTGGATTATCTGTAGTAAAATATATTCCAGTAATAATTGGACGCTTTTCAGCATCTTTGTTATCCCATAATAATTTAAACTTTTCTGGACTAATTACTACATCTGAGTCTACCCATAGTAGCCATTCGTAATCAGTCTTATCAAACCAGTAATCAATTACTGTCTGTCTTTGTCTAGCAATCTGGTTGCCCTGACTCCGTAGCGATGTTGCAAACTCTACGCCAGACTTTAACATTACATCTGTTACGCCTTGCATAAACTTGCCATCTACCATACCGTTGTCACACCATACTAGTGCTATAGAATCTTTTTTACTCATAGTCCCCTGTGTCCCTATCTGTACTTTGCTGCTTTTTTGGCTATTGCTTTAGGTTGCTTTACAAACTGTTTACCCTTTTTATTACCTTTAGCCTTGGCTCTATTAGTAGCAGCCTTTTCTGCTGGAGTTAATGCTGCCCAAGCAGCCTCAGGTAAATATCTTTTCTTACCCTTAGATGGCTTACCATCAGAAGTTTTCCACTTCTGTGCAGTCCAATCCTTTAAAGACTTCTGAGATTTAGCAAGTGCCATTACTTGTAACCTCCGCCTGCTTTCTTATATTGCACAGCAAGTAGTTGTGCTTTACGGGCTGACCATTCTCCAGGGTCTCCACCTTTAGAACCAGCCTTAATCTTCTTGAATAGTGTTGCTCTCATACCAGGCTTAGTATAGTTACCAGCAGCATTGACTTTAGACTTAGCCTTTTTCTTTGCTACCACTTTACTTTATCCGCCCAATAGGCTGCAGACATTTTGCCCTTAGCAATATTCTTGCCGTGTCTTGCCTTGAAAGACTTACGCTTCATCTTCATACGCTCAGACTCACCAGCCTTTGGTTTACCAGCGGTGCTTGCACCCTGCTCACCAAATCGGATAGTCTTTACTTTCTCTCCAACTTTAGCCACAACTACGTGTGATTTCTTTGGATGATTAGGAGTACGCTTTGGTTTGTTAAAACCAGATACTCCAGCCCTCTTTAATCTTGAATCGCTCACTTGCTCCCCTTAATTAGTTCTTTTGTCTTAGGGTCAAGGCGGAGTTTCTCCGACCCATCCTTACGTAGAATAACAATTAAACCGTCCCGCATAATTGATTTATTCCAACCGTCGTGACGCTTGCGTTGACCCGATGACATTATCTACTTCTATACATACCAGGAGTAGTCCTAGTTTTAGGCATAAACATTCCTGGATATTTGTCTTCAATTGCTTTACGAGCAGCAGCCTCGGCTGCAGCCATACCATCAGGAGATATTTGTTCTTGATATTTTTTCTTTGCTGTATCACCTGTATAAGGGGCTGGTTTTTTGGTATCACTTTTATATGGAGTTGCCCTAGGTTTAGGAGTAGCCATATTACTTCTTCTTACCCATTTTCTTCATAACCATTTTCTTGGCTGACTTCTTGGCTGCTTTCTTAGCCATAGCCTTACCTTTTGCTGTGTATGGGAATTTCTTTCCGTCTACGTTTGGCATTATATTTGTCCTATCTCTTTCATTATGGTTGCGGCTTTTGGAGTTATATCTTTAGTCTTAGGCATAGTGTCCGCATCATACGCTTTACCTAATACTTCTGAAGCCCTATGCGCTTCTTGTATGTGACGCATAGTTGTTCCTGCTGGTTGTATTCCTTGCGCTCTTGCGTCCCGATAAGCCTGTAACTCGCCAGTCCATTTCTTATCTGGAATATCTCTCTTAGCATCTCCAGAGTTCATCTGAAGCCCCAAGCCTTTACATCCAAAACATCCATCTATTGGAGTTGGGTGATGTTCCCAATGTTTCATATATCCCCTATGCTGCGACGAAGTTTGCTTCTGTTACTCCTATGTTAGCAGCAATCAATGCTGCCTTGGTTGTATCATTAACTATATGATTACGACCACCAACGTAAAATTCTTCATATGATTCTACACTTGAATCTAATGGATAGCGACTAATTTTATATGTTCCACTTTGTTTTACTACAGAGATTCCAACATTTCTTTTAAAGAAATAAAATAAACGGTGTTTACCTATAGGTCCTTCTTCTACACTAGGTGTAGTAAATATGAAATCTGCCATTGTTCTCCTTAATGAACTTACTCCGTAGCAGGAATATTTCTACTCCTGCCACAGCGTCAATCAACTAAGCGATTGATGAACCTGATTCGATTCTGAATAGTGCCTCTTCACGGTAGCGAGCAAATCCTAATACGCCGTACCAACCCATTGGGCGGTGACGCATCAAGCGGTCAACTACTGGTCCGATAACTACGTGTGGCTCTTCGGCAACTGCCTCAGCCAACGCTTGCTGTCCTGCAACGATTGTGCGGTACACCTTTGCAGATGAAGAACCATCGGTTGCGTTGTACAAACGTGCGGACTCTACGAAGTATGCACCTTCGTAAGTTCCAATTTCTCCTGCCCAAATGCGGTCTTGTGAAGAACCGTATTGGTTAGGAAGTAGCCATCCTGCTGAACCTGTCTCTGCACGAAGGTCGTGTGAAACTTCTGGGTGAATACCAGTCCAGTATAGTGAACCCTTGCGACCAACGGCTTTGTTAGCACGTAGTTTAGCAACGGCTCTGCGTAGGTTAGCAGATGAAATTGTTGCAGCAGCAGTAATTGTTGCTGTTGAAGTTGCAGTTGAACCTGAGTAGATTACGTTTGAACCGCCACGCAATGTTGTCATTGCTACGGAGTCAATAGAATCTGCAAGGTTGAATGCAATAATGTTTGCGATTGCAGGGTCAACATCTGCAAGAGAGAATAACTCTAATGCACGAGTTACCAACACTGAGTTACCGTACTCTGCAAGAGTAATGGTTACTGATGTTGGTGTTGACATTGCTACTGCATCTGGGTCAGTTGTCTCTGTCAGAGCAGTTGTTGCTGCTGAAAGGTCAACGTAACGTTGTAGAACAACGGTTGAACCAGGGATTGCTTGACGTGCTGGACGCTTATCTGCTACAGAACGAATTAGGGGTTCTGAACGGAGAGCGAATTCTAGAAGACGGTCATACGCCTTCTGGACTAGACCAGCACCACCAGCGGTTCCTCCTAAGGAACCTGAATCTGTTGATACATATGCCATATCGTCACCTCCAAGTGACTATGAACGGAATTATTGTGAGCGAAGTACATCCAATAATGCATCCATCGAATCTGCATTATCAATGCGAAGATTTAAATCCTCTGCTCGGTCTGGGGTCATAGCATTTTGGGTGAGTACATCTTGCTGCCTTAAGGCGGCTCTATCTACTTCACTTACTTTTGGCTCTTCCTTGTCAACCTTAATTCCAAATAGATCAGCGTTATCATCGAGCCAGTTATTCACTGACTCCTCGTTAACATCATCTAAGTCTTTAAGAACAAGTCTAGCAGCCTTTGCGTTGACGCCCTTCTTTTCTAGGACTTCTTTGACAACTCGTTCACGCTGCGCCTTGGATAATCCCTCAAGTTGCTCAGTGAGTTCTTTGATACGTTTTTCATCTGAACGTTTGGCTTTACGTAACTTTTTAAGTAAGTCACTTCCATCCATCTGTCCATCTGAGTCTGTATCTAGATCGTCGTCTTCGTCTTCCCAGTAGTTGTTGCTCATAGCAACCCACCCTTCTATTCGTTGTAGTCGCAAGCCTCAAGTCAATTCGGGGAAATTGGTTGGCTCTTGCTATCGGTCTAATACACTGCACGGGGCCGATTGATCCGTGTCAGGATTCTATTTATATACTAGTAGGACTTGAAAGTGCGCCTCTACCTAGACCAGAACTCTTGCGGAACTGTGCCGTTTCTAGTTCTGATAGTTTTTGTCTCTTACGAGCCGCAGATGCTAAACCTTGTAATTGTTCCTGTTCTGCTTCTAATCTTCCGTATTGAGCCTCAGTCCCACCATAGATAGAACTTAACTTCTCAGCAGTAGGTAACACTTCTGCTATCTTTCTAAATCCTGCTTCGGCTTGAGCCTTAGTAACACCTTGCTGTGCTAATACATCAGCACCTAGTGTGCCTCTTGTAACATTAGAAAATGGTACATTTGCTTGTGCCTCAGTTGAAGCAAGTTCACTAGCGGTAAGTCCCTGACGAAGTGCAGCACCGCCAATTTCAGCAGCCTTAACTTTTCTTTCAAGAGCAGGTATTTGATTTA